TCAATGGATCGGAACCTTCGGACATACGCCTTCGTGAACACTGCTCGCCTGGTTAGTTTCAAAGTACTGCCCACAGCGAGTGCATTTCTTGTGTTCCTTCTTAGGGGTTCCGAAAACTAAATCCCAATTGGATGCAAATTGATTTAGGTTGGGTATAGGCCGGGGTGCTGAACCTTTGCCAGACATACGGGTTTCTCCGTGAGTTGCTTAGATTAAATGCGCACAGAAGTGTCGATGATGTACGCTTTTACGTACATATAAATGTAATATGCTTACCGCTTAATTGTTTTTGGGTGCCGCTTTCTGGGCTTGAAGTCGCTTTTTACTGCTGTGCTATTTGCCCACGCCTTTAAAGCGTTCTGCGGTTCTTGTTCCGGCGAGTCCTAACATTCCTAGCAGGACGGGCATCATCGTACTCAAATCCGCTTGTGGAATTAAAATACCCATAGGGGCTGCTAGGGGTGAGACTAAATGATTGATAGCAAAACCGGCTACGCAAACCCAAGCGCATGCCGGACGCCAACTCGATTGAAACCAGTTACCCTTGGCTTCTGCCTTGTTGACCTCGATCTGTGCTAGTGAGATTTCCTGCAAATGCTTCTCAGACATGGTTGCAATTTCATGTGCGATCTTTTGCTTGGTGTCAGCGTCCGGGATGAACTTATCCAGTAAACCAGTGACAGGCCCAATAAGTGCAGTAAGCATTACTTTCCTCCTTTAATCATAGCGGCCACTTCTATTGCTCGGTAGCCCACTTGAGTTGCATATCTGGAATTAAGCAACTCATTAGCTGCCTTCTCACGTTTGCCATCTTTGAGGTAAGCCAAGGTCTTTTTAAATTGCAGCAGCTTGGCAATACCCATGTTGAAACAAAGGTTAACCAGTGCTTCCTGGCAGCCATCATCGAGGTCATCGAAGAAGCTGATGTTTCTCTTGCAGTCTGCAATAGAATCCTCAACGTCATCCTCTAGCATTAAGTCAGAGACTCGCTTACTGATAGGCTTGCTATCAAGGTTGTGGCCTACGCCAATGGTGTGGCAGCCCATCGAGCATTGGTACATCTCTAGCTTTTCACCTTCGTGTTTTTTGAGAGTTTCTTTGATCCGCTCTAGATTCATTTTAGGTCTCTCCTGTTAGTTATTTGCTTGACTGTGTCGGTCTCCCAGATACGAAGACCAAGCCAGATGATGGTGAACAGAGAGGCCACTGGGGGTAACCATGCGACAAGTGAAAGTACTCCGGTTGAGGCGGCAGCTGCATCAAGAATATCTTTTTCTTGGGGGGTCATAATTGTTCCTATGGGGTTTGGGCGGGAGGGAGGTACTGCTGTCCAGCGTGGGGGAATACTTACTGCTCTAGGACCTTGGAGGCTAGTGATGCTGTAGTTTCTTCAGTATTCTGAGCGGCAGTCTTAACTACACCAGATGAGAACCCATAAGCGACAATATCTTGGCGCGACGAAGGTATTTGCTCTTCGTTCTCAAGGCAATATGCGACTACTTTTTGAACTATCTCATCATTCGCAATTCTTGCACGTTCTACCACTGCGTTTGCTGCCCATTCCTGCGGTGAAAAAGCCGCATATTGCAAGCCCATTAGCTGGGTGTCTGTAAGTTCGATGGTGATTGTATTCATTGTTTTTTCTCCTTTAACTAACTAAGTAGTGTGAAAAACATTGTTGATTCAGGATTACCTTTCAGGGTTGCCGAACCGCCTGATCCTGAATGAAAAAGCTCCACATAATCGTTAGCGCCTAGATTCAAAAGAAAGGTACCACTACGCCGCACGTAATAGGTATCAGGGGTGAAGTCAGCGTGGGTGATACCTAAATTACTCAAGGATGCTGACCCATTGACGTATGGGACGATATACATCCAAGATATGCTGCTCGCTGTCTCGATTTGTAGGTCCATTCCAAATAAATATTTACCCGCGACTGGCGCGGTGAACCGGCTCGCAGAAGTTGAGTAGTGGCTCCCGGTTTGATAGGAGACCGTGTCAAAAGTCAGTTTTCTCCAGCTGCCGTCCTGGGTCAAAGATTGGTTATTATTGGGATGGACTGCAACACTGGGCTGTTGTGGTTTTGTAACTATGCCTGCTGCATTTACCCGTAGGCTCTCGGTGCTGTCAGTTTGGAAAACGTGCTGCCCTGCCGAGGTGCCCTTTGCGTTATAAATTATTTCTGTACCATTGGGCTTTATGTACACCCGCTGTCCAGTAGTACCAAGTGAAGCAACATCTGTGTTGTCTGTGCCTGCAACAGCCAGTCCACCCGCTGTCACTGTCGCATCTACTGACAGGCTGCCAGTAAGACTACCACCCGTAAGAGGTAGTTTCGCGGCAATACTGTTGGTCACCGTAGTCGCAAAGTTCGGGTTATCACCCAGCGCAGATGCAAGCTCGTTCAATGTGTCTAGTGTTGCTGGAGCTGAATCTACCAGGTTAGTGATCTGCGTACC